GCTCTGTTGTAGCTATGCAACCTCAAAATATTAATTTCGTCGATTCTTCTGGCGGTATTTCTAATACTCAAGCCTATACTACCGCGTCTCTTCGCAATGCCTATGCGATTGAAAAGCTTTTAACGCTCATGAATGTTGCAGGCAAAAACTATCGTTCTCAGATGGAGACGCGTTGGGGTATCACAACGCATTCAGATTTCCCCGACCATGCATTATATTTAGGCTCTCACAACTCTAAGATACAGATAAATGAGGTAGTTTCTACGGCTGATTCTGAAAATAGTTCTTCAAAGTCTTCGCTAGGTGAGATTGTCGGCCGTGGCCTTGGCGCTTCTGATGGTCACGTTTTAGATTTTGACGCAAAGGAACATGGTGTAATACTTGGAATTTATTCTAATTACTCTGAAACTACTTATAATAGTCACGGAGTAGACCCATTTAATTTTAAATTTGGATTTGTTGATTTTTATCAGCCAGAATTTGATAACTTAGGTATGCAACCTCTTATAGCTTCCGCGATTTTTAACGATGACCCTAAAGGAGATAGAGGGTTTATAGGTTGGCAACCTAGATATTCAGAGTATAAAACCGCTTTGGACAAAGTTTACGGAGGTTTCCAGAGCAACGGTTCTAAGTCATTTTGGACCGCTCCGCTTTTAGTCGAAAACTTTAAAAAAGATGATGGTACTTATCGTTCGGTTAATATACGCGATTTATCTGTAAATCCACATACTTTAGAAAGTATTTTTGCTATTAAGTATGATGGCACTTCCGATTCCGATGCGTTTTTAGTTGATGTATCTTTTAAGGTTACAAAAGTTTCATCTATGTCCGTTCTTGGTGAGCCGATGATTAGTTAATTTAATTAAATTTGTTATGGATAAAAATAAAAGTCGTTACGGTTGGTTTAGTTCAAATGTTGATTCTCCCGACCTTTCAGATAGTCAGTTGGAAGTACCCGATTTTTCTGAAAATCTCAAAATACTTGATATTACTAACCCGATTGACCCCGCTACGGGTTTTCCTATTTCTGATTTGAGCTTATTTTTTAGTTCTTCCGTTTCGGATGATGTTAAAGAATTGATTTCCCGTAATTTGCAACGTTTAGGCGCAGTTACCGATACTTCTGGCTTGACAGATGAACAGTTAATGCAGGTTTTGCCATCTCGTTATACTCAATCTTTCGGAGAGGTTAAGAATTGGCGCGATACCATTGAAAATTTTATGAAAACTGATTATCAACGGTATTTGCAGTCTGTAACTCCTCCTACGTCTGCTCCTACTGACCCTCCTACGTCTGCTCCTACTGATAATTTGTAAATTTGGTTTTGTAGGCCTGCATTTTGTGGGCCTACTTATTTTATTAACTTTAATTTATATGTGTTATGCCTAATAAAAATGTGCCTATACAAGGTAATGTTTCTGGCGCTCCTTTGTCTTCATCTTCTGACGGTTATAGCGGACAACCTGCTAATCCTACTTTTAGGCCTTGGCCTGTTGATACCTCTTTGCCTCCTGGTAATCCAAATTTTGATGATGTTACTTATAATAATGGTAATGTTTCATCGAAAGGTAATTTGTTACCGTCTGTCTTAGGTTTTGCATCTCCTTTGCTTGGTGCTGGCTTAGGCTTTTTGTCTAACATGTTTGGTTATCAAAATCAGTTGGACGAACAGTTAAGGCGCGAAGAGTTCCAAAAGGAATGGCGAGATAATGAGCGATTGTATAATTTACCGGCTGCTCAAGTTGATAGGCTTAATGACGCTGGTTTGAATGGTAAGCTTTTATTGTCACAGCAAGGTTTATCACAAGGACAAACAGCGCCACAAAATGGCAATGTTTCTCCTAGTTTTGATGCTACTGGCCCTGCTGCTATGCTTGCTCAAGGTGGCGCTACTGCTGCAAATATGCTTATGCAACAAAAATTGATGCAAGCGCAAGTTGATAATATAGAAGCACAGACAAGTAAGACGCAGGCGGAGACTATGCTACTTCCTGAGCAGTTGAAAGGTATATCATTGTCTAATAAAGGTTTGGATTTGTCAAATGAAACATATAGTGCCACGCAAGAAGCTATTATAAGTAAAACTAAGCTAGAAGCTGTTCAACAATCTTTGCAAAATATTATAGCTGAGTCTCAAGCTGATATACAGCGAGAACAAGCTCGTATTATACAAACTTATGGTATGAGTAATGCGGAGAAAAATTCTCAAATTTTACAGCAGGAGTATAATAAGCTTTTGAATGAAATTGTAAATTTGCAGAAACAAGGCAAAAATATTGATGCTGACACTTTAGTAAAAAAGACTTCCGCAAGTCTTAATAATGCTATGTCTGGTTATTATTCTGCCCAAACTCGTTATACAAATGCTCAGACACGTCAAACAAATCTTGAGATTGCTAATACTCCTCGTATTTCTAAAGCCGGTCTTGTTAATATGGCTAATTCTATGGTGCGTCAAGCTGTTTCGGAAGCTGCTATATCGGATTTACAAGTTAAGATGATGCAAAATACATGGGATAATTCTATAGGTAATCCGCATAAATTTACTACTTCTGGTGCTGCAATGGATGCAATTTTGCGTTCTTTAGGCCAGTTGTTAGGTGGTAGTGCTGCGTTTGTTGTTAATTCTCGCGCTCAAGCTGGTAGCAGGACCGTTGTTAAAGGCTTTAAGTAATAGTTAATAAGGGGCGAGGCCGTAAGGTCTCGCTTCTCTCTTGTCTATATATAGAAAAGTGACACACCTTTTACCGTGTGTCTCTCCTCTTCACCACTTTTCCCGCTTTGCTCACAGCTTATCCCTCGGATTTACTGACTTGCTCATATATTTTCCGTACCTGCCCCCCGTAAGTGTAGGGAGCAGGCGACCGAAACGACTGCTTAAACCCCCTAAAAATTTATTTTTAGGTAAAAATATTTGTTTATATGAAAAATACTTTTGTATATTTGCGGTGTGATAATGTAAACGTTGCTTTTTAACTTAATGACAATTATAAAAAATGGCTGATTTACCCGCACTTCGAATTCCCGATTTGAGATTTGAAAAAATCTTTGATTCTGGCGTATATGTTATAGGTTACATCTTTGTTGAAGGAATTTATATTTGTGATTTCCTTGTGCCTTCACAATTGCAAATACCAACTAATAAATATGAATATAAACTTTACAGTTCACCAACTCACGGTATAGTTCCTTTAATTCTTGATGTTCCAGGCCGTTCGATGATTGAAGTACATAAAGGTAATATGATTAAAGATTCACGCGGCTGTTTCCTCGTTGGCTACAATCTTTCTAAAGGTTCTGTATCTAATTCGTCTCTTGCTATGCAAGTTCTTAGGCGTAATATCATTCCTGTGGATTATCCTCTTTTAACTAATCGTACTTTTAAAGGTATCTTTGAATATGTCCCTATTGCTCGGCCTTAAGTGTACACGCAAATACGGTACAGACACTAGAGAAGGATTTATTGTAAAACAGTTAACGCGTGATTACGTACGAGTGTGTTTTTTAAGTCCTAACATTAACGATTTATTCGGAGACCCTGTCCGCACTTATTGTAATTGCGCTATAGATAATTTGGATATTGATTATACTTCCTATGTCGACATTAGAACCTATTAGTAGTTGCTTTAACCCTACTCATTTTTTTAATAAGTCTCTTGCTAAAGATTTCCTAGTACCTTGTGGTAAATGCTTGTATTGCCGTACTCATAAAGATAGTAAGTACTCTATGCTTTCGGCTTTGGAGATGCAAAATAATAAATATGCTCTGTTTTTTACTTTGACTTATAATAACGATAATGTTCCGTGTTATTACTTCTCGGATGATAGCTTCAATTTTGGTAAGGACGTATTGCGTCTTTATTCTAATCGTGATGGCTCTTCCCTTGACGTTTTTCGTCGTGATTTTAGAGGTTTTAAAACTTCTGTGTTTAATATTCCGAAAGGTGCTGCGTTTCCTTTTGTCTCTCGCTCTGATGTTCAAAAGTTTCTTAAAAGATTACGGATAAATATAGTACGTAAATTAAACCGTAAGGTACAAATACGTTATTTGATTACTGCCGAATATGGTCCTAAGACTTTTCGCCCTCATTATCATGGTATCATTTATTTTAATGATTCGGAATTATTAACTAAAATTACTTATTCTCATGTCAATACTACAACCTTGCTTGCGTCGCTCATCGCTAAAAGTTGGCCATTTGCTGATTACTGCCGAACTGCGAAGTACTCAACAATTGTCGACGGAGGAGCAGGAAACTATGTATCTTCGTATGCTTCAAGCTCTTGCAATCTTCCTAGATTTCTCCAATACCCCGAAACTCGTCCGTTCACCCCTGCCCACTCTACGCGCTTCGGCTTTTCTGAAGTTGAAAGAAATGAAATATACGAGAATGTCTCAAAAGGAGATTACCAGCTACATCGAACAGATGTTAAAACAAAAAATGTTGCCCATTTTCCTATCTCCTCGGCGAATAGAACTCGACTTTTCCCAAGATTTCCGCTTTATAGTTTACTCCCTGCTCAAGTACAGCAGTATCTGCTATCAGTCTGTAGCGGAAAATCCTATCATGTTGCAAAATCTGGCGTATCATTATCTAAAATCTCGGTATATGATAGCCTTTTAATTAAACAATTGAATGTTTATGACGCTTCTAAGTTTTTTAACCGTTCAGACCGTCCGCCTACCTTGTACAGTCTTTTAGATTTTTGTAGAGACTATCCGACTTACGAAAGTATTGTTAATAGTTTGGCTTTAACTCCTGCTATTAAACACGTATTTACTGCGTGTAAAAACTTTATGTCTTATTGTCGTAAAACTTCGGATGACTTTTACCGCTGTTGTGATGGTCTCACACGTTTTACCTCCTTACAATTACTTAAACAATTTTATCAACAACAACAAAATTATATTGACAATGGATACCAAAAAACTGATTGGTTTTATATCCTCGATTTTTGGCAAGAGAATCCCAGTTTGGTTTCTTTGCGTAAGCCTGCTAATTCTCATCTTGCAGCTAATTCCTATCTTGGCTATTTCGGTAGCGCTCTTTTCGCCGAGCATAAACAATCTATTAACTCGCTGATTTTAAATAAAATGCGTGTTAAATCTCATAATGATGTTTACAAGTTTAATAACTTATTAAAATCTTACTAATATGT